GTTAGGTTGAGAAATATTACATTCATAACATTTGTTGAGGAGCTGGTTCAGGGAAGTGTAGATTATACTCTTCCTTGAATTCCTTTAAATCGGTTGCTTTAATAGCTTCCAATTTATCGGTTAGCTCCCCAATACTGTTTATGTAATAGGACTCTCATGGCTTTAGACTTGACCTTTCTAGGGAAAGTTCATTAAAGTTAAGATAATTATCTTCATTAATGATCTTTGTCCTATTAAAGGCCAATTTTCATAGTTTGTCAAATTGGACAACACTTTCAGAAGTATTTCTGAATGTGCTAACCAATTTGTCACTATGGTCTAATCTCATGTGACTCATAGCGTCTATTAAATCAAGCTCATCCATTTGTCGAAACTTTTGTAAAGTTTTCTTCATTTGGAGAGTTTTATTAAATAGACCTAGTAAGATGGGGTTGTATTTTAATAACAGTTTTATATTAGGATCTCCTTTTTGGAAATTCTTTATAAACTTATTAAAATACCCTGAAAGATCATTTCCTGATTTTTCAGCCATCTTAGTCAAACCTAAACACAAGATTCCACGAATAAATTCGTGAATTTGATCTTGATTTGGAACAAGGATATCAGGGTTAGGTAACTTATTTAAGAGATAATTTCTTATTTCTTGATAAGTTACTAACTTTAACTGATACCTTGTTACAAATACAATATCTGTTACGAAGGTTCTTAAATGGTTGGTAGATAAATATCTATTACCCAATTTAATACCTTTATATACAGATACTATAAGATCAACCATTGTTCCTCTAAAAAGATTACTACATCTTTGATTATATTCTACTATTTGTTTTATAACAATTGGTAGATTTACTCAATTTGTAGCTAATCCTCTTAGGGGAATTCCTGAAATCTCAACACCATGGTGTATTCATCTCTTAGCAAATTCATATGTATTTTTAGATACATGTGTTTTTGCTGTTGAGATGTCTACACCCAGTCTTGTCATGATAGTTATATATTTCTGGGCGACTTTATCGTTTCTAATAACGATATCATCACCTAGTAATATATAATCTGTAAAGTTTTGTATTTTACAAAGCTCTGCAGCTCATGCCACGACTAAATGGTGTGTAAGTGTAAAGGCAGTTCATGAGCTATAAGCTCCCATAGGTTGACCTACACTATAACGTATAGATCCACCATTTGGAAGTTTATAGTCCCTATCCGTAAGAATTAATCTTCAAGTCTTAGCTATTTCGGTATCATTCATCATGACACCTAGTAGCTTTTCTTGAAGATCAATTGGAAATCTATCAGTAGCAGATGAAAGATCTAATGATCAGAATCTGTTACCCATAGATTTATTCCACTTATGGAAAGGGTCTTGAGTGAAAGTCCTATCACTGGGGAACTTCTTTAGTTTCTTTAGAAGTTCGTCATGAATAGGCTTTAAAAGAAGTTGACTATAGTAATCAAGCATTGCTATAGGCCTCTCTTTAAGCTCAGGATCATGAACGATTGCGATTTTTCCAATACCATTTAGGCTATTACCAGATTTGAATGCTCGGTGATCTCTTAACATTATGTTACAGAAATTACCGATCATTCGATCGAATTTCATTTCACCTATAAGATTTAGAAAATATTCTAGCATCTTTGGGTAGAAATGAATCATCTGGAATAGTCCAAATGGACCAAATAAAGTTGATTTACCTTGAGGTGAGGATTTATTACTTATAAAGTGTAAATCTTCATCTCATACAGGTTTGAAGTTCAACATATATTTATATACAAACTTCTTAATAAATGGAAGAGGTATAGTATACTTCTTCCCTTTATAAGGGTTTGAAATTGAACTTCAATCAACTTTAATTTTGGCAGATTCTTCTTTTGTTGGAACTATAGATCTAGTATAAGTTAGTAAACTAAGAACAAATCTTTTGTTTACATAACTCTTACTATCTATAAGTTCCTTCAAATATAAGAATCTTGTTGGAAAACCGTCTTGTAAAGAAACTAATGCAGAGTTAACCATTAATGGTTTACCACTTATATATCTGGTTATGTGAAGCTTTACAGCTTTCATATACCGGATAGTAAATGCTAAACCACTCTTGGCTCTCATAGTTTCCACAGTAGTTATATATTTCTTACTAACAGAATGATTATTGAAAAGCAAACCTAATAACCTTTTTATTATTAGATTTTGTGTTTTCATAATTATTTTGTTGTATAAAATGCCCTGCTGGTTGTCACCAAGCCCTTGAGTAAGGGGTGTCAGTGTCACAGCATCTAGGGACTTTTTATAACAGAAATTGATTGACTATCTGTTATCTTCAGTTATTAAAGCAATAATATTTATTTATATACCTGAGTAAGGTATTAAGTAAATATTGATCTCTTTAATAACTGTTGATACAAGATCTTAGTTCACTTACTGAGATAAAGGAAAACCTTTATCCGTTCAATGGTGATCTTATATCAGTCCGGTGTCAATACCGGAGGTCTCAAAGACCCGTTTGTCGTGCTAGAATTAGCACG